GAGCTATTGGTCATAAAAATCTAACACAAGACCAAGAATTTGAACTTGATGATTTAAGAGAATTAATGGTGGATAGAAAAGTTTGTACTTCAGGTAGAACGCTTTGGTTAGGGGGTACTCGCATAGCCCGTGAAAGAGAAGCATCACAATTTAATTGTACATTTTTAGAGATAGCTACAGTGCATGACGCAGTTGATGCTTTGTGGTTATTAATGCAAGGCGCAGGTGTAGGTTTTAAAGCTGTAACTGGAATCTTAAATGGTTTTACAAATCCTATGGACATTAAAATAATAAGGAGTAAAAGGCATGAGCTTCCTGAAGAAGAACATAAAGGCAAACCGTTTAATTACGAGTACTATGATGAAGGTGTTTGGACAATTAAGATTGGAGACTCTGCGGAAAGTTGGGCAAAAGCTTTGGGTAAAATGCTTGCAGGTAAATACCCAGCAGATAAATTGGTTTTGGATTTCTCAGAAATTAGACCAGCAGGAAAAAGACTTAAAGGATACGGATGGATATCTTCAGGGGATGACGCAATATCACGGGCTTTTCCCGCCATCGCTGAAATCCTCAACAAAAAAGCGGGAAGATTATTATCAAAAATCGATCTTCTCGACATCATCAATTGGTGTGGTACAATATTATCCTCTCGTAGGTCTGCTGAAATCTGTCTCCACGAATTTGGAACAACACAGTGGGAAGAATTCTCAACAGCAAAAAAAGAATTCTGGGTAAACAACCCACAAAGAGCGCAATCTAATAATAGTTTAGTTTTTAAACAGAAGCCTAGTAAAGCTGAGTTACATTATATATTTAAATTAATGCAAGAATCTGGGGGATCTGAACCTGGGTTTATTAATATGGAAACAGCACAGAAAAGAGCTGAATGGTGGAAAGGTGTAAACCCATGTGCTGAAATAGCCCTAGGTAATAGAAGCCCTTGTAACCTCTCTGAGGTTTGTCTTAGTAAATTTAATGATGATTTTGATGGTTTATTAAAAGCAATGTATTTAGTAGGACGAGCTAATTATAGACAAACATGCGTAGATCTTAATGACGGAATCCTTCAAGCATCATGGCATGAGCTTAATGAATTTTTAAGATTGTGTGGTGTAGGACTAACAGGAATTGTAGGTTGGCAACACTTATATAATGACGGAATGCTTCGAAAAGTAAAAGAAGAAGCATACAGAGGTTGTGATAGTATGGCTGATGAACTAGGATTACCAAGAAGTAAAGCTGTTACAACAGTAAAACCGTCAGGAACTTTATCTAAAATTATGGATTGTACTGAAGGTGTACATAAACCATTAGGTAAATATATATTTAATAACATTAACTTTTCTAAACATGACCCCTTAACAGCTATTTTAAGACAGTCAGGTTATAAAGTTTTTGATAATCCAAATGACCCTGATGCAACATTAATTTGTTTCCCAGTTAAATATGATAACGTAGAGTTTGAGATGGATGCCGACCCTGAATGGAATAGGGAAGAACTTCACGATGCCGCCTACAAATGGTTTCGTAACGAACTATGCATAGATGTTGACGAAATAGAGTGGGAGGATGAAGATGAATAATCGTATCAGAATTATTACTAAGGAAGGTA